TATTCCCGTGCGGTTAGTAGATGTAAAGTCAGGGCGTGCAATTTTATTGTTAGTAATAACAATGTTTCTTAATTGATTGCCTGTGTACGCAAGGTTAACTTCGTGAAAATAAATCGCTTGCCCCACTTGGATAGGTTGAGAGGCTCGCATGTCGTTGCCACTAATAAAAAACGTACCGCCTCGACCGCCTTTAGACATTACGTCGCCGTTGCCGCCGCAATCAATAAAAAATCCGCGTGTAGCATCTTGCGCAGCAAAATTATTAATCATCGTATTGTTGGTAATTCGATGATTACATCCTTTTAGCTCGCTAAATAAAATATTGTTTTCGCCATTTGCTGTCGCATTAACAATATTGCAGTTTGTTATGGTTTGATTATCGCCTCCTATGACGATCCCGCCATCGATATAGCAGTCTGCGTAGGTAACAAATTCAGCGTTCCCATGAATGTCGGCGGCTTGAATGTTTGCTCCTACCGTTGCGATGTACGCGCCGGTAATAATTAAATAGCGATTAGGAACGTCACCCACGGCGCTGCCGCCGCCTATAGTAACGCCATGACGCGCAGAGACGTATTCACCGCCTTGTACTTGAACTACTTGAGAACTGCCTAGCAATAAACCGTAGTCGCCAGCCAAAACAATTTCGCTGTCATCTTTAGCAACGCAGCTAATAATGTTTAGGTTGTAGCACCGATCTATCTGAATACCTGAATACGAGCAGTTAGTAACCTTTACGTTTCTGATCGTGCAATCAATACCGTTACGAAGCGTCAGCCCATCTACGGTCGGATCGTACGTAGAGCCAATTACTGCAAAATCTGAAAAAAGACAAGAGGTAAAATTAGTTAGCTTGTAGACATCTACGGCTGAAGCTACGTAGTTATCGGCAAACCCGCCTTCAATAGTAACTGTGTTACCTGAAATTTTTGCTACGCGTACGTATTCACCTGCGCGATAGTAAGTTCGCCAACCGCTCCAGCTTTCGTTTGTTGGGTTAAAAATAACTAATACGTCGCCTACCGCTACCGCAGGAGCCGATGAAAACGTCATCGTATTGCCGCTAATTGAAATCGGCGCACTTAAAGAAGGAAGCAAGGTATAGGTACCTGGCGCGGTGCGGATGCACTCAAAATCAACCAAACTATTGGTTTGGCTAAAGTCGATAACAGATTGCCCTGTTCCTGCGCCATAGATAGATACGTCTTTAGGTACTGTCAGCGTGCTATCGCACCGATAGTGTCCAACATCCAAATAGATGCTTTTTGCCCCGCTGTTGAGTGCGGCTTGTAGCGCCAAATAGTCGTTGGTTACGTTATCGCCTACCGCACCAAAGTCTCTAACACTGACTCTTTCGCGCAGCTTAGCTTGAAGTGTTCGGGATACTGCTCCTAATCCAGCGGGGGTGTAAGTACCACCCTCGACATTTGCAACGGTTACACGAAGCTCAACGCGACTACCTGCAACAAAACTAGCTGCCGAAGTTCCATCTTGTCCACGTACAACGGTAAAATTATTTCCAGAACGCGCTGTAACTTTTACAATTTCAATCTGACCGGTTGTATCTTGTAATGTTACATAGAAATACTGCGTACCACCAATACTTGGAAAAGATGCGGCAGATTGCAATGTAAGTGTTGTTTGTACGGAATCTATTGATGCCGCAAGAAAATCGCTAGCGTTGTTTTTAAGAACAATACTCATGTTTTATACTCCAAAATACTGCATACGTGCAGATAATGTTCCGCGAACATTTCCTAAGTTAGCTCGAGCACGTCGTTCATTCAGGTGAAAGATGTATTGTCGCGCGTGATAAGACGCAAGTTCCCTATCGCTCCAGTTGGCATTCGGAAGCACAAGAAGGTGCTGCAACGCACCGTGCATAATTACATCTTCCAACTCATCAAACAGCACTTCATTCATACCCGTTGCGGTACGTTTAGGCTTTAAGGCTACAAACATCCGCATTTCATAAACTTTTGTGTCGTCCGGCATTGGAAGTATAATGTACTTGTCAGGAGTTAACTGACAGATAATCCGTGGATCACTAGCACCTTCCAGCGCTTCAGGCGGCAAAGTAAATTGTTGCGGCCCGTTATAAGGAAGCTGATTATACAACGGAACGTTAAATCCGCCTGATTGTGTTTGACTCCAAACTTGTTGTAGAGAGATACCACTAAACAAATCGGCCCAGCAAGGATATCTATAAATAGCTTGTTCTAAAGTTACTCGATCTAACTCGTTACAGTTAACAACAGCTTCGAATATAGCGTGGACATCCGTATTAACAGGTTTGTTGTATAAATATTCGTAGACACCGGGCTGTAAATTAAACAAAGGCGGCTGATACCGCCAAGCCAAAGTACGCTCACAAGTGCGAATAGCCGAATCCCTGATGTATTGCTCAATCATAGGATACGGACAACCCGGCACACTCGGATTGACTCTGGTGATTAGCGTTGAAAACTCGCGGTCTGCCATCAGATCACCTGCTCAGGAGGTAGTCCTCCTTCCTTTGTGTCAGTTAGCGCACGCGCCTGAAGGTTCACACCCAATGCTTGGGTATAGCTATCTTGGAACTGTTTGAACCTTGCGGCATCTACCGTTGCGTTTTCGACACCTGCGATAAGCATCAACACACCCATAACCATCGTTGGCTGGAAGGCGTCTGGAAGTAGCGCTATGTTCTGGGACAGCGTGTAGGCTGGAGGTGACTGCGCGTACTCTCCGGTTAGAACAATGCCAGAAGTAGGCCGAGGATACAAGAAGAACTTATTGGGATTCTGTACATGACGCATGTAGTTAACCGGAGTTCCTGCAGCGACTGTACGCCACTGAGGATAGGACTGATCCAACGCTTCACGCGATACTTCAAGCACGGCATTACCGTTCTTGATTGCGAAAATATTCATCAACCGAATCGAATCCGAGGGCATGGACTGCTCGACCACGTTAGCCGTAGTTGCAATATCGCCCTGCAAAACAAACAAGTCAGGCCGCAAGATTGCCGTTTGTCGCAGAATCTGATTGACGAATCCTAGCAGCGCAGCAGCGGTATAAGTATCAGGAGTACGCAACAGCCCATTGTCCTGCGCCAACCGCCTAGCATCTACGATGATGTCATTGGGTGTCATTGCGCACCTCTCTGAGCCGAGCCAACTCCGCCGTTCTCAAGGTCAGTGAGATTCCGAGACTGTAGGTCAACGCCCAGACTCTGAGTAAACGAGTCATAGAACAGCTTCGCCCTTCCGGAATTTACGTGCTCATTGTCCACAGATTCCGCTAGGAACACAGTGCCATCCACGAGGGAGGGAAAGTATGCATCAGGCAGAACCGTGATGGGATCAAGGTTGTTATACACAGGCGGAGTCACTACGTACTCCCCGACAAGCACGATACCTGATGTTGGACGAGGATAGAGAAAGTACGCCCGAGGATTGCGTGGATGCCGAATGTACTTTGTTGGTGTGCCTGCCGGGTCTGTAGTCCACTGAGGGTAGCTACGATCAAACACATCACGGTCTACTTCTTCAATGGACGTACCGTTCTGCACACGGAAAATCTCAATAAGCCGCACTGCCGTAGCAGGAAGAGTCTGCTCAGAAACATTAGGCGTAGTCGTAATAGTCGTAACAGTCGTAAACAAATCAGGACGTAACATCACCATACGCCGAATGATCTGGTTCACAAATCCCAGCAGCGTGGTGTTGCTATAACGATACGGCGTAGACTCGTCTTGAATCAGCCGTCGCACATCTATAAGTACGTCCTGCGGAGTCATTACGGTAAGCGCCTCGACGCATCAGCAGCCAACTCTGGCGAAGTATAAAGAGGTTCCTCAGGAATATCATCTGTTGATAAGTTAAGCTCTCCTTTCCTCTTCCGTCCGCGTTTAACTTTCTCAACGACGGAAGGTTTGAGGAACTTTTCAGGGAAAGCCTCTTCCTCAGAAACTTCTTCGCATGACGGGTTCTTATCCAGAATGGCATCCCACTCGTAGATAAATCCGTCTTTCTTATTGCGCAAATACCTAGGCATTCCGACCTTTCCCCATTTTACGAAGAGTCATAGCTAGGCGAGCACGTTGCCCCATCTTACCCGGAGCATTGGCAGCTCTTTCAAGTTTAGCAGTAGGAATCGGCTCACCTTTTTTAGCACCGAGTGATTTACGCAAAGCGCCCGGCTTCTTGATTGCTTTTTGAATCCATTTCTCAGCCATGTTTACTTCCTCTTTCCTGACGGGGATACCGGCCAAGACTGTCTTGCCGGACTAGTTTTCTTACTTGCCATCGACCGCTTTTCAGAGGCAGTCATTCTTTGTGCTGCTTTAGCAGGCCGACAAGCGGGATAACTACGCTTAGACTTCTCAGAACCAGATCGTCCACACGGTTTGCCTGTCTTAATATCGACCCACTTCTCACCAAACCATTTACCAAGACCACCTTTAGCGGCCACGCTTCACCCGATTGTCTGCACCAGACCAAGTACCCCCGCGCTTCTTGTACTCTTTAGAAGCCCAAGCATTGGCATACGCACTTGGATAAACATCAAACTTACTCTTGGCTGCAGAAATAACCCGCGACCACAGAGCTTTGTTGTTTGGAGTTGACTTAGCCATTTACCACTTCACTTTGTGCGACCAATACCGTGCAGACATCTTCGATGGATTGGGGTCTTGTGCATTGTGACGGGCATAGTAGCTACGCTTACGAGCTTTATCTTTCTCGCTGGTAGGACTTTTGCCCGCACCTCTTACACCTTGTTGCCCAAACCGAATAACTTTTTCTTTACCACCTGAACATGCTTTAACAACGTGAGATTTTGTAGGATGGCTAGGAGTGCGCTTTGGTTGATTGCACGCCATCTTAGACTTGTCTACACGCTGAGCCATTACCCGATCCTCTTAA